CATGCCAAAGAAGTTAGGTTCTTACCTAGAGTCGGAGGATATGCTAGTAGTAATGTTGTTGAAAAAATTAGAAATCAATGAAACAGTTTTCGGTATTGGTCATTGGCGATTCCTGTGATGATGAATATATCTATGGTGATTGCTCAAGATTGAATCCAGAAGGACCTATTCCAGTTCTTGATAGAATAGACGGTGAGGTAAAACCTGGTATGGCAGCAAATGTCAATGCTAATCTGAGAGCATTTGGTATTAGAACGAATCTAATTACCCAAAAAGAAAAGATTGTAAAAACTAGATTCATAGATAAGAAGAGTAACTACCAATTACTGAGAGTTGATACTACTCCTGAAGTCACTCCTCTTGCCGCTCCACAGGTCAAAATGGCATTCATGCATGGATCCTATGATGCCATTGTAATCTCTGATTATGACAAGGGATTCGTAGACGATCAGAGACTCAGAGTTATTGCTGATAACTTTAATGGTCCTATTTTTGTTGATACTAAAAAAAGAGTTCTCTTCAACAAAAAGAACGTCTTCTTCAAAATTAATGAGAAGGAGTATAATTTATTAGATAAGAGTAGTTTACCTAATGATGAAAATCTAATTGTTACTCTTGGTTCTAAAGGAGTTAGATGGAGAGGTATCATTTTTCAACCAAAAGAAGTTAAAGTCTTTGATGTTTGTGGAGCGGGAGATACCTTCCTTGCAGCATTAGTATTTCACTATCTTATGACTATGAAAATGCAAGAGTCTATTGACTTTGCAAATAGAGCTGCTGCAATATCAGTCGAACACCCAGGAACGTATCAGTTAACTCAAGAAAATATTAATTCATTACTATGAAAAATCCCCAAGTAATGTTTCCAATCCTATGCTTTATTGAGCCTATTGATTTGGAAAAAATTGAATTCTGTGATCCAGATTTGGAATATAGTGATTCTTTTTTAAGTAGAACACCAACTACTATGGGAAGAGATAGATTAACAGATGATTCGTATCATTATCTTTGTTCTGAAATTGCAGAATGTATTGGTCAGTTTAGTGATGAACCATTTTTTATAAGTCAGGTATGGAGAAACAAGTATGAAAAAACTGACTGGCAAGATCCACATATTCACTCTGGTGCTCAGTGGAGTTTTGTAATTTATAATACTGTAGAAGAAGGAAAAACTGTTTTCATGCATCCTTCTAGGAAAGATATTATGAATCAGTGGGGAATATATTCAAATATTATTCCAATGGATTTTATTCCCAATCTTCCACCAAAACATATAATCATATTTCCTTCTTGGATTGAACACTACGTTCTTAATGGCAATGAGGGAATAACTATTTCTGGAAATATTCACTTAGAAAAACCACCAGTAGGACCTTAATTATGAGATACGTTGTTGATATTGACGGGACCATTTGTGTTCCTGGAAAAGGCGAAGGAAGATACACAGAAGCAGTACCAATTCCTGATAGGATTGCTAAAATAAATAAACTATACAATGAAGGTCACTACATTGTATATTTGACTGCCAGAGGTATGGGTAGATTTCGGAACTCTCGAATGTTATCCCATAAAACATTTTACAATTTTACTTACGACCAATTAAGATCCTGGGGTTGTGAGTTCCACGAATTGCATCTTGGTAAACCCGCTGGGGATTATTACATTGACGATAAAGGAGTACACTCTGATGATTTCTTCAAGACCTAGAGCAGGAGATCCAATTAAGTTTGTCCCTAAGGGATGGGGATATGAGAAGTGGATTGTAAACTGTGAGCAGTATTGTGGTAAACTTTTATTTCTAGCAAAAGGTAAGAAATGTTCCTGGCATTACCATAAGAAAAAAGATGAAGTATTCTACGTTCAGAGCGGAAGAATTACAATCCTATATGGTTGGGACGATAATATTGAACTTGCTACTGTTGGGACTCTTGAAAGAGGAGATAAGTTCCACGTTCCTGTCGGAATGAAACACAGGATGATTGCTTTGGAAGATACTGAACTATTCGAGTTCAGTACAGAACATTTTGATGAAGATAGTAATAGGATAGAATCTGGTGACTAAATGCGCTCTTATTGATTCAGAATCAAAGATAACAGACCTCATCTATGTCTTCGATGAGTTTATCACTAATGAAGACTGCGACAACATGATCCAATGGTTTCATGATAATGAAGATCTTCATTTAGATGGTGTAGTTAATACTGGATCTACAGATGAACATATTTTAGATACAAACTCTAAAAGATGTAGAGAAGCTACTGTTCCAGCGGAGAATGAAATTTCTCAAATTTTAACTGACACCACACAAAGAGCGTATCAAAAAATTGTTGAAAGTGGAGTAACTGCTCCAATAACGGATTTGTTTATTAATGGATACTCTATCAGAAAATACGAAGTAAATGATGGCATATTTGAAACGCACATAGATCAACATGCTGGATCTACTATTGGTAGATTATTTGCCGTATTAATTTACTTGAATGATGTTGATGAAGGTGGGGAAACACTCTTTCCAACATGGGGAATAGGAGTCAAACCAAAGAAGGGAAGGGTTTTGATATTCCCATGCAACTACTTATTTCCACACAAAGGATGTGTACCAGTATCGAATCCGAAATATATGTCAGCTATGTTTATCAATTTTGTGACTCAAGATAACTCTCAACAGATCGAAACTGATAGTCAATCCAATTAACATCAGCACAAGTATAGTCCTGATATTTACCTTTTAGATGTTTGGGGAAGGGGATGGTTTTTATTTTACCACCCTCTTTTTTTGCGACTAATTCTGCAACGTCCTGAAAAGATATTGGATTCCCAGTTCCAATGTCATAGATCCCACTAGGAGCATCGTTATTCATTACAACGTTTACGACATCATCAACACACACAAAGTCCCTATAGAACTTATCGGATCCTTCGAATAGTTGGAGTTTACCTGTTTGTTTGATTTGTTTAGTGAACTTAGAAACTGGACTTGCTTGATCTCCCTTGTGGTCTTCTCCAGATCCATAAACGTTGAAATATCTGAATCCCTGAATATGTCTGAACTTATCAATATGATCTAAGACATAGTAGTCAATAATTAATTTGGATATTGCATATTGATTTAATGGGTTTATGATTTTCAAATCTTTGGTCTGGTTCCCATATACTGAAGCCGAAGAAGCATATTTAACGGGAATTTGATATTCGATTGCTTTATCAAACAAGTGTGCGGTGAATGTTTGATTGTAATGAGATATTTGCATCCAGTTCTTTTCCGTAGTGGATGACATTGCTCCTTGATGAATTATCTGCGTAATTTTTTTCCAGTCAGTAAAAGATCTCATGAACTTCCAACAGTCATCCATTCCAAGGCAAATGACTGGTTCTCTCATTTCTTCTATGGCACGAAGAAAGTGAGATCCAATAAAACCACTATGTCCTGTTAAAATTATCATAGAAACCTACTCACCGTCATAAAATACATTTGCACTAATCTCCAAGTATTTTCATCAAACATTCCCTCTTTAACATAAGCTCCATGTAGAACTTGATCTGGATAGAAGATTAATCTATTATACTTCATCTCAGCTAAATGAATTAATTCCCATGGACCAGAGGTATCTGGGAAAGGTGGACATTCTGGTATTTGTATGCCATCTTGTTGTGGATTTACTTGCATACCCTTATACGTATAGAATCCAGTACCACCCTTACATTCTTTGGGGGTATTAAGATTAATTAGAGCAGCAAATCCACCAACAGCGTCCATTGTATTATCAATATGAGGTCGTGGGTCTAGATCCTTAGTCACATTAACAATGAATGGATTGTCCATACATGATCTTCTAAATGCTCTAAGTTTCTTAGGTTCTAATCCATATACTTCAGTAACAATCTCTTCAAAGACTGGGATGAAATGATCAATATCTACTGCCAACTCAACCCTCGCTGGGCATCCAGCAAGGATCCTTTTATTGTGTAAAGTTGGTGGACAACGCAGAGCGAGATCTCTTACCAACTTTGGGTTTTTGTAAAAGTTATCAATATAAACAATGGGAATCTTTTCCCACCCCATAAGTTCTACTCTTGCCTCAAGACCTTCGTTTAGAGCGAAGACCTCTCTTTCATCAATAAAATATTTCTTCATGACTTTGGAATTGGTAAGAAAATGGATTGAGCTAATCTATATTTGTGTTCACTGTGTTTGAAATGACCAGGGTGTTGGTATATACTATGAAAAAAATTATCTGGATAGAATATTAAACGATTATATTTCATTTCTGCTAAATGAACTAGTTCCCAAGGACCAACACTGTCATTCACTATCTCCTCATCCCAAAGGTCTTCTTCGGTCCCATCTGGGCAACTCTTTCCATTATAAGTATAAAATCCTGTTCCACCATGACATTCTTCTGGTATATTTAAGTAGATTACCCCTGCCCATCCACCACTAATATCAGTGATCTCTCTTGGATAATCAATATGTGGTATACGGCATTGTTCTTCTGCAGTTACGTTGACGGAGAATGCAAGTCTTTCACATGATTCCCTAAACTTATCCTCTTCCGATTTGTCTAGTCCATAGACTTCTTTAGCGATATTAATCCAAACTGGAACTAGATGATCTAAATCAAAATTTACACTAACTCTTGCACCAGGTAAGCCACCGCAGATTTTTCTCTTAAATGTTGGTGGGATAGAAATAGCGAGTTCTCTAACTATGTCTGGATTTTTATAAAAGTTGTCGATATAAACAATTGGTTTTTTCTCAGGTCCCATCAACTCCACCTTGGCGTTTAGGTTTTCGTTGACTGCAAATACCTCGCTTTCATCAATAAAATACTTTTTCATGCGATCATAAATACTTTGGAGAAACCTATAGAGTTTGGGAATGGCAAAGCCCTCTAGTAGAGACGAGTTGAAGGAATATTGTTTACGAAGACTCGGAAAACCAGTATTGGAAATTAACGTCGATGATGATCAGATCGAAGATCTTATCGATGATGCCATCCAATTCTACCATGAAAGACATGGTGAGGGAATAGATAGAGTCTTTTTAAAGCATAAACTTACTGAGGCAGAAAAGACTACCATTGTAGGCATTGCTTCCACAACCACTGGAACGAGTTCTCATGGTGGCGTCACTATGATGGAATATGAGGAAGGTGCTAATTACTTACCTCTTCCAGATAGTGTTATTGGTGTTAACAAGATATTTAAAGTAGATTCGTCATCGGTTTCTGACGGTCTATTCAATATTAAATATCAACTGTTCCTTAATGACCTATATTACTATGGTGCTATAGATCTCTTGAACTATAGTATGGTTAAATCTTACTTAGAAACTCTGGACTTTATTATCAATCCAGATGCTCAGATTAGATTTAACAAAAAGAACAATCGTTTATATTTAGATATCGATCTACAGAGTCTAACAGACAATCATTACTTAGTAATTGATTGTTATAGGGTTGTAGATCCCAATAGTTCTACGGCGGTATACAACGACTCTTGGTTAAAGAGATACGTTACTTCTCTAATCAAAAGACAATGGGGACAAAACCTCATTAAATTCCAAGGAGTTAAACTTCCTGGTGGATTGGAGATGAATGGAAGACAGTTATATGATGATGCTGTTAGAGAACTAGAAGAACTTGAACAGAAGTTGATGTCCGAGTTCGCAATGCCACCTCTAGATTTTATAGGATAATGCCTTTAAATCCATTTTTCCTACACGGGTCACCAAGCGAACAAAGACTTGTTCAGGACTTGGTAAACGAGCATCTGAAGATGTTCGGTCAGGATGTTTTGTATCTACCTAGAAAGATTGTCAATACAAACTCAGTAATTAAAGAGATTACTGCTTCTAGATTTGATGATAGTTTTAGATTGGAAGCATACCTATCCAACTATGAGGGTTTTGGATCCCCCTCCGAAATTCTTTCTAAGTTTGGAGTTAGATCGCAAGATGAGTTGACTCTAGTAATTTCCAAGGAAAGGTATGATGATTT